GAGGACGGTGAGCCGCAGCCGGCCCAGCCGCAGGCCCCGCCGAGTCTCTTGGCGCGGATGGGCGGGATGGTGGGCGGCATGATGGGGCGGCCGCCGGCCCCTGAGCCGGAGGTCGAGGAATACGACCTGTCGGCTGGCGAGTATGCGGTCGTGGTGACGGTTGGCCGGAGCGCGGACACGAAGCGACAAGAAGCGCAGATCGGGATGGGGCTATTGGCGCAGGCCGCGCCCGGGCTCGTGCCGCAGTTTGCGGATTTGTGGGTGGCGTCGATGGACATCCCGCACGCCGAGGCCATCGCGAAGCGGATCAAGCCGCCGGGGATTGACGACGAGGGGCAATTGCCGCCCGAGGCGCAGGCGCAGATTCAGCAGTTGCAGGCGGCGCTTGAGGAAGCCAAGGGTCTGGCGGATGCGAATCAGACGAAGATCGCGATTGCGGCCGGGTCGGATGCGACGAAGGTCCAGATCGCGAAATTGGACGCGCAGACCGAGTTGACCGTGACCGAGTTGAAGCTCGGCATTGCGGATTTGGGGCACCAGGTGCAGGTGCTGACCACGATGATCGGGCAGCAGCACCAGATGCGGATGGCCGAGTTGGAGGCGCAGCGCGGTGCGGAGGCGGCTGAATCCCAGCGGCAGTTTGAACGCGAGTCGATGGCACCGCAGGTGGCGAGTGATGGCGCGGTGGAGGCGGCCGGGCCAATGGGCGGTGGACCGCTGGAGGATGCGCCGATGATCGCGCCGCCTGAGGAGATGACGAGTCCACTTGACCTTCCCCCGAGGCCGGGCGCAGAATAGGCGGCGACGTGAGTCTCAGTACAAGCGTGACGGAAAATGGCGTGACCGTGACGGCGAATGCCTCCGAGGAGGAGATTCGTACGAGCGCGGGATTCACGGCGGCGTCGGAGCCGGCCGCGTCAGAGCCAGATGCGCCTGTGGTGGGCCAGTCCCTCCCCGCGGATTCGCATGGGGACGCGCCGGCTCCCACGGCGCCTGAGGCGAACGATCGGAATCCGGACGGCACATTCAAAGCGAAGCCGAAAGATCCGGCCGGCGACCCGCGCAAGAGTTTCCAAGCCAAGATCAATGAAGAGCGGCGTCTCCGTGGGGACGCTGAGCGGCGCGCGGCCGAGCTTGAAGCGCGGCTGCAGGCGTCCGCGCCGGAGCGCCAGCCCTCGGGGGAGTCTGCCCCACCGCGGTCGCAGACCTATCTCGATGTACTAAAAGAGGCGCAGCGCGATCCGGAGTGGCCGCGCCTGGAGCAGTTTATTGAGGCGGGCGTGGACGACCCGTACGCCGCGATGACGGCGGCGCAAGGCGCGTTTCTCTACGAGCGCCGGGCCGCCGCCCGTGACGCCGAAGCCGCACAGGCGCGCGAGATCGAATCACACCGGCAGCAGGTGATGAGTGTGCATCAGGCTGGTGCCGAGAAATACGCGGACTGGGGCGATCTGTTTGCCACGGATGCCGCCCAGATGAATCTCCAGCCCGCGGTGCTCGCGGAGCTCTACGCTGATCCGTCGTCCAGCGCGGACGTGATCCACTACCTGCTCACACATCCCGATGAACTCGAGGTGCTGGCCGGCGTGGCGAACGATCCGGTTGCTGCTGCTCGTGCTGTGACTGCGCTCACCATCGGCGCGACCTCGGCTTCTCCCGGCCCCGAGGCGCCGCCTGTCCCCAAAACTCGTGCGAAGCCGCTGATTAAGCCGGTCAGCGCCTCGCCGGCGGCTCCCGATGTGAAGTCCATTGACGATCTCCCGTTTGGCCCACGGTATGTGAAAGAAACGGCCAAGCGTGAGCGTGAGTGGCGCGATGCGCATCGCGGGGTCTGAAGTAAAGGCGGGCCTGTATGGCCAATACTCTGATTACTCCCACCTGGGTTGTGAAAAAGGTGGGCGCGTTGGCAATCAACACCCTGAAGTTTGCCAACAACGTGACCCGAAAGTACTCGGCCGACTTCAAGGCGGGCGGGGCGAAAGTGGGCGCGAGTTTCAACCTCCGGCTGCCGCAGCGGTTTCAGACAACTAAGGGGCAGGCGTTTCAGCAACAGGACATCACGGATGTGGTGGCCCCGGTGGCGATCACGGATCAGGCGAACGTCGGCGTCTCCTGGAGCACGTTCTCCTCGACGTTGGAGATCGAGGAAGTCCAGAACCGCTACATCAAGCCGGCCGCGGTGCAGTTGGCAAACACGATCGACTTCGACGGGCTGGCGCGGATGACTGCGAGGGTCTTCCACGCCGTCGGCGCGCCTGGCACCACACCCTCGACGACACAGACCTACCTCGATGCGGTGACGAAGCTCCGCAACGTGGGGGCCCCGGATGACGGCTACTGCGCGATCATCAGCCCGAACATGAGTTCATCGCTCATGGCGGGCACGCAGACGATCTTCCACCCAGCGGCGGATCGCAGCCGTGATTGGCGGAAGGGCCAGTTCGGGTCGGGCCAGTTGGGTGTCGAAGACTGGTACTACGACCAGAATACGCGCCAGCGCACGACCGGCTCGTCGACCACGTTCACCCCACTCGTCAATCAGACGACGTTCGCGGACGGGATGACGTCGATCATCACGGACGGCAACGCGTCGAGCGCCACGACCTACAGGGCCGGGGACATCTTCACGATTGCCAACGTCAACGAGATCAATCCCCAGAATTACACCTCCACGGGGCAGTTGATGCAGCTGACGGTGACGCAGGATGTGACCTCGTCGGGCGCCGATGCGACGATCCAGTTCTACCCGCCGCTGATTGCGACGGGGCCGCTGGCCAATGTGGACGCGCTGCCGGCGAACAACGCGCCGATCATTCCCTTGGGGTCGACGATCACGACCGGCTCGGGCACATGGACGGCGACCCCCACCCGTGAAGGACTCATCTTCCATCCGGACGCCTTCGTGCTCGGCTTCGTCGATGCCGACGCGGATCTGCCGGGGGCCGATGTGGCGTCGGTGAGTGATGACCAGCTCGGCTTCGCGATGCGGTATGCGCGGCAGTGGAGCGCGCAGACCGACCAGAAGATCAGCCGGGTGGACTGTTTCTACGGGTGGAAAGAGTTCCGCCCGGAGTGGGCGGTTCGCGTCGAAGGAGGAGCAAGCTAATGGCGGCCACCACAACGACTCTCGCGGCTGCGGTCGCGGTGAACGACCAGACGATCCAGGTGACCTCGGCGACCGGATTCGCCGCGGGGAATCTCATCCTTGTGGATGGGGAATACATGACCCAGATCGCGGCGGCGTCCGGCACGGTGGTGCCGGTGCGTCGGGCGAGTCTGGGCGGGAGTGTGCAGCGTGCGCACGCGATCCTCGCGTCGGTCCTGACCGGGCTGCCGTCGGATTTCCCGCGGGGCGAGCCCGGCGCGACGAGCAATCCGCGCGTGCCGAGCAAGGCGCGCGTGAGTCACGGCGTGGATGGCGCGATTGTGCCGCCGGTGTCGGACACGATTGTGTTCATCGACAAGGCGACGGCGGCGGCGTTGACGCTGGAGTCGCCGGCGGCCGGGACGCCGGATGGGGTGGAGGTAACGATCTACTCCAACACCGCCGCGGCGCACACGGTCACCTACACGCCGGGCTTTAACGCGAATACGACCTCGTCGGACGTCGCGACGTTTGCGGCGACCAAGGGCAACTCCATGACCATCCTGTCAGCGAAGGGGTTGTGGGGGATCAAGTCGCTCGCCGGCGTCACCCTCGGCTAGTCCGGTGGCGCTCCCACTGGATGGGCTCATCGCGATTCCCTGTGCGGTGCAGGGGCGATGGTCGTCCTTTTGGGCCTCCGTCAGTGAGTTAGACCTCCCGCCCCGTGTGCGTGTGCGCACGGGGCGGGGGTGCTCTCCCGCGAGCAATCGCAACGGGTTGATTGCCGAGGCGTTACGGCTCGGGGTGTCGTGGGTGTGGTTTCTGGACGATGATCTGACGATTCCTCCCGACGCATTGCAGCGGTTGCTGCGGCGATTCGACGACCCGGCCGTCGAGGCCGTCGTACCGTTAAGTTTTCGGCGGCAGGCGCCATTCGAGGCGCTGTGGTTTCGCCGGTCGGCGCCGGAGGTCAGCGCGATGTTCGAGACGCTGCCGCCGCCGGGCGCGTTGGTCCCGTTAACGGATGCGACGTTCGGCGGGATGTTGGTCCGGGCGTCGGTGCTTCGTCGCATGACGCCCCCGTGGGTGGCGATTGGGCAGATCCACCCCGAGGAATGGTGCGACGACTTGTATTTTTGCCGGCAGATGGCCGCCGCGGGCGTCCAACTGTGGGGCGATTCGACGGTGTGCCTGGGCCATACGACGGATGTCGAAGTCTGGCCGCACTGGGATCGTGACACCGGCTGGGCGGTTGTGCTTGCGCGAGGGACGCAGCCGTTCTTGATGCAGCCGTGGGGAGAACGTGATGCTGAGCTACACGACCTACAACCGCGCGTACCCGATTACGAAGTCCGACACCGTGAACATTGCGCTACCGAATAACGCGCAGATGCAGGGCATCTGGGTGGGAGGCGCGGGGATCGTGTTGGCGATCTTTAGTGACGATTCCCAGGCGCAGTTCACATGCGTGGCTGGGACGATTTTGCCGATCGCGTGCAAGCGCGTCCAATCCACGACCACCACAGCGACGTTGATGGTGGCGCTGTATTCGGTGTGAGCGGATGCGCGCCGAGACACAGATTCCGCCGCGGCCTGAATGCCCGGAGCCTGGCCGGTGGTCGGCGCCGGATGACTGGGCGACCGAAACCGAGGTGACGCGCCTCCTCGCGGAGTTGGTGCGCGCGTTGAAGCCGGACCTGGTGGTCGAGACCGGCACGTATCACGGGCATACGGCGCGGGCGATCGGGGAGGCGTTGCGGGCGGTCGGGCGCGGGCGATTAGTGACGCTTGAGATGGACCCCGGCCGCGCCGCGCTGGCGGCATCGGCCTGTGAGGGGCTGCCGGTGGAGGTGCGGTGCATGTCGAGCCTGGCGTATACGCCGGACCAGCCGATCGATCTCTTATTTCTCGACTCGGAGTTCACGCAGCGTATCCCGGAGTGCGTGGCGATGGCGCCGTGGGCCTCGGCGCGGTGTGTGGTGGCGCTGCATGACGCGGCGATTGACTATTATCCTGGCGCCGGCGAGATGCAGCGCGCGGTGCAGGCGGTGGTGGCGCAGGGGCTCGTCGCGCCGTGGCTGGTGCTGCCGACACCGCGCGGGCTGGGACTGACGAGGTATGTGACATGAGCATTTCCCTGCCGACGACGCTGTTTCGTGCGGTCCGCTCGGAGACGGGCGCGAATGTCTGCATTCATGTGGATTACCTCACCTCAACGACGAAGGTCGTGCGGGATCTGCGTGAGTATGAGGTCGCGATAGGGCAGGGGTGGTGTGACCACCCCTCCGAGGCGATGGCGCGTCTAGAGGCGGCGCAGGACGCGGTCAGTACGGCGGCGGCCGTGCGGGCCTACGACGACCGGCGACTCAGCGACTCGGCGCAGGCGGAAGCCGACGCAGTCGATCGGGCCGCGGGATTCACGCATCTGGCGGAGATTCCCGAAGCGCCGCGGAAGCGCGGCCGACCGAAGAAGATCGCGACGTAACCCGCGGCCAGATCGGCCGCCTCCCAGGAGTCCGTATGGCCCTCACGTCTGCACAACTCGTCACCCTCCGGGCCGCGATTCTCGCGGACCCCGTG